ATGGTATGACGCTTCCGTCTACTGGTTACACAGCAACAAACGGCAGCAGTTACAACTACATCAACTATTTCTTCAAACGCGCCCCATCATTCTTTGATGAGGTTTGCTATACAGGTACTGGTGCAGCGCAAACATTGACACACAATTTAGCGGCAGTGCCTGAATTAATGATTTCAAGACGCAGAGATGCTGTGGCTGGTTGGGCGGTTTATTCTGCAACTCTTGGTGCAACAAAATATATGCGTTTGCAGACGGATGATGCTCCTAGTACTGGTACTACTTTGTGGAACGACACTGCCCCAACATCTACACAATTTACGCTTGGTTCAACTCAAAGTGCTAGTAGTGGTACTTACGTTCAATACCTTTTTGCAACTTGCGCTGGTGTTTCCAAAGTTGGTTCATACACAGGCAATGGCTCTAGCCAAACAATAAATTGTGGCTTTACAGGTGGGTCAAGGTTTGTACTCATCAAGAAAACAAGCGGTACAGGTGACTGGATGATTTCAGATTCGGCACGAGGGATTGTTTCTGGTAGCGACCCCTACCTTGAATTAAATAACACAAACGCAGAAGTTACTGGTGAAGATTGGTTAGACACAGATAGCACAGGTTTTGTTGTTAACGAGGTGTCTGGCTCTAATGCCAATACCAATGGCGCAACATACATCTTTTTAGCAATTGCTTGAGGTAATTAAAATGCAAATCAGAATTCAATCAACAGGCGCAGTCATGTACGAAGCAGAATTTCGTGCATACACAAAAGCCAATGGTGGCCCATCATGGGAGACAACAACAACTGAAGTCTTAGAGGCTTTGGGTGCTGATGTAGTCTTTGAAGGCGCACAAGCTACTGGTGGTACTGTTTACCAATACTCTCAAGCCAATGGTGTAGAGCAAGTAGATGGTAAGTGGTACACCAAATATATCCTTGGCCCTGTCTTCATTGACCAAGTGGTTGATGGTGTAACTACTACTGCTGCTGAACAAGAAGTTGAATACAAGGCTTCTAAGGATGCTGAACAGGCTAAGAGTGTTCGTGCTTCAAGGGATGAGAAACTGAAAGACTGTGATTGGACACAAGTAGCTGATGCTCCTGTTGACAAAGCAGTATGGGCTACCTATCGTCAAGCCTTGCGTGATGTAACTGCACAATCAGGCTTTCCTTGGACTGTTACTTGGCCTAATAAACCATGACACAAGAAGTCACCCATGAACAAATCTACGAAAGACTGCTTGCAGTTGAAAGTAAGGTAGATAGCATAGACAAGAACACAAAAGGTCTTGTGGAGGCGTTTGATGCCTTGCAAGGGGCTTTTAAAGTGTTGGGTTGGGTTGCCTCTGCTGCCAAACCTATTCTGTGGGTGGCTGGTTCAATCATGGCGGCTGGTGCTATCTGGCAGACATGGCTTAAAAAGTAATGGCTAATGTAAAACAACAGTTAGATATACCTGGTGTACCCTCTTTAGGTACATCAGCAGATGTCTATTCTCAAAGTCTCCAGAATCAAAATAATGGTCTTTTGAGGTTGTTTTTTACAAAGTTGGTTAATGCAATACAGTCTGTTATTGGACCATTGGGTGGCAAATACTTGAATAATCCTCATGGGGCTTTTCAAGACTCTACAGACCAAGTTGCCGCTAATACCACAACGGCTTATGCCGTTACATTCAATACTACAGACTTTAGTAATGGTGTGACAATAGCTAGTGGGTCAAGAATTACTGTGGCTGATTATGGAATCTGGAATTTACAGTTTTCTATTCAGTTTACAAATACGACAAATGCTTCTCAAGATGTAGATGTATGGTTTCGGGTTAATGGTACAAATTCGGCTAATTCAAATAGCAGATTTGGTTTTGCACCAAGGAAAGGTGTTGGAGATCCTTACCATATTATTGCTGCAATGAATTATTTCTTGACTTTAAATGCCACAGATTATGTTGAAATCATGTGGAGGCCAACCGATATAGGAGTGACAATTGAGCAATATGCTGCAGGAACAACTCCCACAAGGCCAGCAGTTCCTTCAGCCATTGTTACAATGAGTTTTGTGTCTAACTTACCTAGGCAATAGAATAAAGATATGGCTTACATTCCACTACAAATTCCTCCAGGCGTATACAAGAATGGGACTGAATATCAGTCTAAAGGGCGTTGGAACGGCTCAAATTTGGTACGTTGGTACGAAAATACTATTCGCCCTGTAGGTGGATGGAGGAAGCGTTCTGCTAGTCAAATGACGGGTTTGGCTCGTGGTTTGATTAACTGGCGTGATAACTCCAATAACAGACGTATCGGAATTGGTACACATTCAAAGCTATATGCAATGAATGAAGCTGGTACTTTGTTTGACATTACACCTACAACATTTACTGTTGGTGATGCAGATGCAGTACTAAAGATTGGTTATGGTTATGGAACTTATGGAACAGCAGCCTATGGTGTTGCTAGACCAGATTTAGGCTCATATACCCCTGCTACCACTTGGAGCTTGGATACCTTTGGCGAATATCTGGTTGCTTGTTCATCCAAAGATGGACAGTTGCTTGAATGGCAATTAAACACCGCTAGTGATGCGGTTGCTATTACTAACGCACCAACTAGCTGTACAGGTCTTATTGTTACTCAAGAACGATTCTTATTCGCATTGGGAGCAAGTGGTAATCCTCGTAAAGTTCAATGGTGTGACCAAGAAAACAATACTGTTTGGACTCCTGCCGCCACAAACCAAGCTGGTGACTTTGAGTTAACTACTGTTGGCTCTTTAATGTGCGCTAAACGGGTTCGTGGGGCTACCATTCTCTTTACTGATGTGGATGTACATACTGCCACTTATATTGGTCCTCCGTTCATTTATAGCTTTGAGCGTGTTGGTAATGGTTGTGGTGTTATTTCTAAGCAAGCAGTAGCCGCTACTGATAATGCCTGTATTTGGATGTCTGGATCAGGCTTCTGGATATACGATGGCTTTGTAAAACCTTTAAAGTCAGACGTTTCTGATTATGTGTTTAGTAACATAAATGTTACTCAGTCATCCAAGGTTTATTGCGTACACAACTCTACATTTGGTGAGATTTGGTGGTTTTACCCAAGTTCTGTTTCTAATGAAGTAGATTCTTATGTTTCTTACAACTATCGTGAGAATCATTGGGCTATTGGCACTTTAGCTCGTACCTGCGGTACAGATCGTGGAATATTTAATAACCCACTTATGGTTTCAACAGATGGCTTTGTTTATGAGCATGAAGTTGGCTTTGCTTATGATGGGCAAACACTATTTGCTGAGTCTGGACCCGTAGAACTAGGGGTTGGAGATAGAACCATGAGTCTTACAGGATTAGTTCCTGATGAAAAGACTGCGGGTGATGTTCAGGTTCGGTTTAGCACCAAGTTCTATCCTAATTCAACAGAATATAACTATGGCCCATATTCAATGGCAAATCCTACTTCAGTACGCATAAGCGGAAGACAAGTAGCCGCCAAGATTGAGGGAGTTAGATTAACTGATTGGCGAGTTGGTACTATTAGGTTTGATGGAAAACTTGGTAGTTTGAGATAAAACTAGCTATTTTTAATAGTAAATATTATGATTGACCATGATTCTCAAGATTGGCGTGAACTAAGGAATGCCAAACTGTTAGAATGGTTTGGTGGCAACCAGAGTGCTGTAGACTTTTTAGTCGCTTTATCAAGTATTGCTGAGTTATGGGATGATTTGGTAGACAAGGATAAAGAGCCTAGCAGAAAAGACATAGATATTGTCTTTTGGAATGCTCTGGTGACGCTACCTACAAATGAGTTCTTTAATCAGAATAAGACATTTTTAATGCCTTTAGTGGTTCAGAGTATAAATGCTTGGCAAGACTCTGTAGAACTTGAAAGTGGTAATACCAACGACAGAGCCTATGCGCTCACATTGCGTATTATTTCATTACAAATAGCACCAATGATTGTCTTATTGCTTAGAGGAAAAGAAGCAATGAGAGATGTAAGTACGGATATGTGGCGATACTTTACGTCACATGATGATGCAATTAAATGGATACAAGGGGAATAATATGTCTCTAGGCGGTGGAAGTTCAAGTCAGCAGCAGTTAGATCCTGCAATGCGTGATGCATTTTTGGCTAATGTCGAAAAGTCACAAGGTGTTGCCGCTGGTCTAGCTCCTAGAGAGTTTGCAGGATTTACTCCTGACCAAATGGCATCTTTTAATGTCTCTCGCCAGTTTGCAGACCCTAATAGTAGGCAAATGAGTCAGCTTGGTACTGCGTCTAACTTAGCTACAAGTGCAGGACTATACCAACCTGAAAGAGTAACTTCTCGTGAAGTTGAAGCGGCATTGGCTAATGCGGCTCAATTGAATCGTGGAACAGTTCGTGATGTTAATGCAGAGCGTATTGCATCAGAAAGAGTTTCTGGTGCTGATGTTGCTTCTGAAGCATTAAGACAAATTGCACCGCAAGCTCGTGCAAATATTCGTGATATTTCGGCTGGTTCGTTCTTAAACCAGAACATTCAGAAATACATGAATCCATATACTCAGGCAGTTACTGAGCAAGGCTTAACTGATTTAGAACGTGCTAGACAACTTGAGCAAATACAAACTTCAGCAAAAGCAACTGCGGCTAAATCTTTTGGTGGATCACGCCAAGGTGTAGCAGAGGCAGAAACTAATCGTGCTTATGGAGATTCTGCCCAAAGGTTTATTAGGCAACAAAATGCCGATGCTTATGAGGCCGCACAACGTGCTTCTGAAGCTGATTTGGCTCGTGATATGTTATCGCAGCAACTAAATCAATCTCAAGATTTGGCTACAACTCAGCAGTCTTTGCAGTTAGCAGGACAGTTTGGTTTAGCTAATCAAGACGCTGCTTTAAAAGCTCTTCAAGCTAACCAAGATGCAATGTTAAGGGCTTCTTTAGCAAATCAAGGTTATGACTTTAATGTTGGTCAGCTTAATACTGAAAACATACAACAAGTTAATCTTGCTAATCAAGCTTCTAAAAACCAAGTTGGATTGGCTAATGCTGATCGTTTCTTGCAAGCAAACCTAGCAAATCAAGCGGCAGGATTACAAGCCAATTCACAGCGTTTAGGTGCGGCTGGTCAAGTGGCGGGAATTGCAGGTCAAGGTCAACAAATGGGCTTTGCAGGTGCAAATCAACTTGCACAACAAGGTGCTGTACAACAAAGATTCTCACAAGATCAGTTGGATGCAATCCGCAATCTTCCTTTGGAGCAACAACAGATTCTCAATCAAGCATTGGGTATCAATGTTGGTGGCGGTTCAGGAACTCAGGCATCATCTTCATCACGCCAAGGTTTGCTTGGTTTATTAGGTATTGGTTAAGGAGTAAATTATGCCTTTTAATATTGGGTTGTTATCTGATGCCGCATTGACGGGATTGTCTGATACTGAAAAAACTGCCATGCAAAAGCAAGCCACTCAACAGTTCTTGTTGGGTAGTTTACTAAGTGGTGATCCTGCTACTGGCTTTAAGTCTGCAATGGATATTCCATCTACTTCATTAAATATGCAGAAGATGATTCGTGACCAACAGATTGCTCAACGTCAGCAAGAAGAGCTTGCAGGGTTTATGGGTAAATATGCACCTACACCAACGCAAGCCTACCAAAAAGCATATTCAAATTTACCAGAGAATACTTCTTTTGATTACAACCCAACTCCTGAAGCTACAGTTAGACAGCAACAAATATTAGGTCAGCCGATTGATTACAACCAAGCTTTATTAGATTCTTTGCGTTTATCAGGAAATCCTGCACAACCTCAGATTCGTGAAACTTTGACTGCTATGCAACCTAAATTTCAAGGTGATTTGCGTGTAGATGCTAGTGGTAATGTTTTAAGTGGTTTACCAACTATGAAGGATGGTGTTGTATCTCAATACAATCCTTTAACCCGTGGATACGCTTCTGCTCCATCACAGTTTTACAAGGAGTCTAAGATTTTAGCTACTCCTCCAGAAGTATCTACAAACACAGAACTTGTGCCACGTCCAGGCGGTGGGTTTATGCAGCAACCAATATTTGGTGCTGTTAATGCTATTGGAGATATTGAAAGAGCTAAAGCACTTGCTCAAGCTGGTGGTCAAGTTGAACAAGTTATTGGGAAAGATGGAAAAACATATTTTGTTCCTAGATCTTCTCTTCTTACTCAGCCTCCTAGTACTGGCGCTGCAGGAACTGCTCCACCAGTTGGAGGAGTTGCAGGTGCAGTAGCTAAGATTTCTCCTGCTCAAGAAGCAGTAAATCTTGCAACATCTAATCGATACAATGAGTTTACAAAGACTGCTCTTGATGCCGCATTGACTGTTAGTGATCGTAAGACTTCTGCTGAATATTTATATAATGCTGCCGAACAACTTGATCCAAATAAGCTGACAGAGTTTTTTGCTACAGGCGCATCTTATATGCGGGCTATACCTGGTGTTGGCGATAAATTTGATTCATTAGTAGGCAATGTTAACTTGCTAAACAAAACACGATCTGAGGGTGTTTTGAAGGGTTTAAGCAACATTAAAGGCAATGCCAATGCGTTTGAGGGTGGTATTGTTGATAAGGCGACTACTGGTGTAACTGATCCTAAGTTTGTTACTAAGTATGTATCTGCTTTGGAGATTGCTGCCGCAGATAAAGATGATGCTAGACAGAGATTTATTGATGCCTATACAGGTGATCCTAAAGCTGTTTATACCGCATGGGCTAACTCTCCTGATAACCCACGTTTGTATAACCATCCAAAGGTTAATCAGTTCCTTAATGAGCAAATTGCTGCTAATCCTAGCGCACCAGTTTTACCAGCAGGATTCCAACTTGTTCAAGGTAAATCTGGAAGATATGGCGTTAAAAAGCCAGATGGTAATGTAATGTTTATTGGTCAATAACATGGCGACTAAAGACGAAATCTTTGCTTTTGCTGCTCAAGAGGCAGAGCGTCAAGGTGTTCCTCTTTCTTTAGTGCAGGGTGTTGTTGAAGCCGAGTCTGGTGGTGCATTTAACGCTATAGGACCAAAAACAAGATTTAATGATCGTGCCTATGGACCCATGCAGTTAATGGGTGCTACTGCTAAAGATCTTGGTGTTAATCGAATGGATTGGAGAGATAACATCCGAGGTGGTGTTAAGTATCTAGGCCAGTTAACAGAACGATTCCAAGATCCCACTTTGGTGGCGGCTGCTTATAACGCTGGCCCAGGTAATGTTGAGAAATATGGTGGAGTTCCTCCATTTAAAGAAACACAAAACTACGTTAAGAAGGTGGTTGGTATGGCTCAAAAAGATGATGAAGAATGGACACCAGTTACTGGTATTTCCCAACAACAAGCTCCAACTGAAGAGTTTAAGCCAGTAACTGGCATTAATGTACCTACACAACAACAAGTACAACAAAGACAAGTTGCTCCTACTTCTGCTGAATTTATGCAGAGTGTTCGCCAACAAGCATTTCAGCCAAAGACGCAGTTTCAACAAGATGTTGCCGCAAGCTTTAACCCCTTAGATGTTTTGCGTGGCAAGACTACTGGTGGACAATTAATATTTGGCGCTGCTGATTTGATGGCTCAAGGCATTAAAGGTGGTTTAAGTAAACTTGGCTTATCTGATGAATACCTTGGCATTGATCGTACCAAACCACAACCCGTTGCACAACCTACACAATCCATTAGCGACATTTTAAAAGGCACTTATAAGGTGGCTACAGAACGTCCAGGTCTATTGGTTGGCGGTATGGCTACTGGGTTGCTTGATCCTACTAACTTAGTGCTTCCAGGTGCTATGCAAAAATCTATTATTTCTGCAACACCTACTGCATTAATGCAAGCGGCTCCAAAAACTGTTGCTTTGGCTCAAAATATTGGCGCTGGTGCAGGTACTGCCGCACTTTCTTCTGCTGCCGCACAACAAGCCACAACAGGCACTATTAATCCTGCCCAAGTTATCAATGAAGCGGCTGTAGGCGGTATTTTAACGGCTCCTACGGCTACTCTTGGTGGGTTAAGTACCCCAAGAACGCCAGCAGTTTTAGATCGTAAGCAACAAATTGCACAAGCCGCTATTGCACAAGGCGCTACATTGCCTCCAACTCAAGTTAATCCTTCAATTTTAAATTCAATACTTGAGGGTATTTCTGGTAAGCAAACAACACAGCAAGTTGCATCAATAAAAAATCAAGCGGTTGTTAACACACAGGCTCGTAAAGCTTTGGGGTTGGCTGATGATGTTGAAATTACGCCTCAAGTATTGCAAGACTATAGAAGTGTTAAAGGGCAAGCTTATGATGCATTAAGAGCAAATCCTAATTACTATGCTGATAAACCATTTTTAAATGATATTAATGCTAAATTTGCAGAAATACAAAAAAGAGGTCTTGTTAAATCTGGTGATGAATTAAATCTTCTAAATGAATTAAAGCAGTTGCGTTTTGATGGTGATGGTCTTGTTGAAAAAATCAAAGTTTTGCGATCTGATAGTGATGTAAATTTTAGATCTGATAAGCCAGACCAAATACGTTTGGCTCAAGTTCAAAAGTTTGCTGCTAAACAACTTGAAGAACTTGCAGAGCGTAATCTGACAAAGTTTAATCAACCAGATGTAATGAGCAATTTTAGGCAAGCTCGTCAAGATATTGCAAAAAGTTATAACATTGAAAAGGCATTAAATGCGGCTACTGGCGATGTTTCTGGTGCAAAACTTGGACAACGTGCGGCTGCAGGAAAGATGGTTCCTAGTGAACTTCAGGCTTTGGCTGATGCAGCGGCATCCTATTCAAAAGCATTCCAAAATCCTGCGGTAATTGGTAGTGTTCCATACATAAGCCCATTAGACCTTGCAACTGCGGCTATTGCATCTGCTTCTACTGCAAACCCAATGGTAATGGGTGCGGCATTAACAAGACCAGCATTACGTGCAGGTATTACAAGTGGAATGTATCAACGTAATATGTTGCCTAACACGCAACCACAAATGCCTGGTTTGCTTAATCAGATAACTTCCAATCCATTGACAAACTATGGGTTAGGTCAGTTGCCTGAGTATGGTACTGAGCGTTTCTTGCTTCCTAGATAAAATGAAAGATTGGCTGCTTGCAACTATTGCGGCAGTCAGCATGGTCTGTCTTATTGTTTGGTCATTCTCAGTAATCATCTGGGTATGGCGTTAATTAGCTTTTTACTGGCTGTATCTATTGAGTACAGGTGTGTCAAGTGGATGTGGGTTGGGGATGTGTACAACCGAAAAGTCTACTGTATTGAATGGAAGAAGGTAGAAAAGAAATGATAGATCCAATCACGGCACTAGCAGGAATACAGTCTGCTATTAGCATGGTCAAGAAGGCAGCAAAGGTTGCAAATGACCTAGGCTCTCTCGCACCTATGATCGGTAAGCTATTTGACGCTAAGTCTGTAGCTACCAAGGCCATGCTTCAGGCTAAACAGTCTGGCAAAGGCTCAAACATGGGAACCGCCTTGCAGATTGAGATGGCCTTAGAGCAAGCTAGAGCGTTTGAGGAAGAGCTAAAAATGCTCTTTATGCAGACAGGCAAAATTGATGTCTGGAACAAGATTAAAGCCCGTCAAGCAGAGATGGACTTGGCAGATGCCAAAGAGATTAGTGCATTAAAAGCCGCAGATAAGAAAGCCAAAGAGAAAGAGCAAGAACAACTAGAGATTGGCTTGGCAGTAGGTGCGGTGTTCTTTGTCTTGTTTCTAGTCTTTGTTGGCGTGAATGAAATGATGGATTTCTGTGCAACTACTCGTAGATGTGGCAGATGAATGAGTACCAGAAAACCTTTGACCTATGCCTCAAGATATTCATTTATGGATGTGTGGCTTTGTATTTCTTGGGGTTTCTAAAGTTCTTACCTGATGATCTTTCAGACAGAATTGTCAATCTTCTACTTGGAAGGGTTGGTTTAGGTAAATGAAATATGTATTACTTGTATTACTTGTATTTTTAGTGGGATGCGAAGAGAAATATAGATATAAGTGCCAAAATCCTGACTATTTTCATGCGACAGAGTGTCAAAAGCCTAGATGTCTATTCACTCAAACTTGCCCAGAATACTTGGTAGCACCAATCTTGGAGAAAAAAGTTGACGAAGTTAAACCTAACAACTGAAGAAATTGAGGTCAGGGTATGGAGCATCGTGGTGCTTGCCGTCACCCTGATTCTTTTCTTTATAGTGATTGCCCTACTCTATTCTGTGACATTCGTCACACAACCCATCAAGAGCATGGCTCCGATTGACCAAGCCTATACCAAGATGCTGAACGACATTGTTCTGCTTATAGTTGGTGGCATTGGCGGTGTTATTGGTAAGCGGGCAATGACTTCTAAGCAACAACCCCCTACGCAACCTAATTGCTATGGAAATAATGCCTCTTACGGCTCATCCTATGCCCCTTCTAGCGGTTTAAATACATGGACTGCACCATCGGGTGCTTTACCTGCTTGGGCGAACCCTGAGTTGGATGAGTCTTGGACACCTGGACCACCTCCAACTACCCCTCCAGACCACATGGAAGATGACTATGAGCGTGAGCAATTAGCACAAGCAAGAAAAGAGGCTGACTAATGTTTGGCATACCACTACCTTGGCTGATGGTTGGATTTATGGTATCTATCTTTGGTACATACCAAGTTGGACACCACTATGGATGGCTAGAACGTGATAACGACATGAAGATAGCCATTGCCCAAAAGAATGAGGAATCTAGGGCAAAGGAACAAGAACTAGGCTCTAAATTACAGGATCAGGAATCTAAACTCAGAAAGGCACAAGATGATGTCAAGAAAAAACAGTCTGCTATGCATGAGCTTGCTCGTACTGGCAGGTTGCGCCTCCCAACCCCAAGTTGTCCACAAAACAGTACAAGTGCCAGCATTGCCATTGGAAATCCACAACCCGTCCAACCCGATGCAAGCGAACTTGAGCGACAGACTATTGCAACTCTTATCGACATCGCAGCAGATGGAGACAAAGCCATCAGCAAACTCAACTCCTGCGTTGCCGCCTACGAAGAAGTAAGGAGAATTGTCAATGGTCAATAGTGAGCAACTCAAACAACTTCATATTGGTGCTGAGTGGGTAGATGCTCTAAATGCCACTTTTGAGCGTTTTGACATCTCTAATCCCCTTAGACAAGCGGCTTTTATTGGTCAATGTGGGCATGAATGTGGAAACTTTAGAATACTTGAAGAGAATTTGAACTATCGTGCAGAGGCTTTGCAGAAGTTATGGCCTAAAAGATTTGATGCTGCCAAGGCACAGATGTGCGCTAAAAACCCTAAGTTGATTGCCAATACTGTTTACAGCTCACGCATGGGCAATAGGGATGAGGCTTCAGGGGATGGCTATCGTTTTCGAGGCCGAGGATGTATCCAATTGACAGGCCATGCAAACTACTTTCATGCAGGTCAGGCTCTAGGGGTAGATTTTGTAATGCAACCTGAATTGGTAGCAACTCCAATGTATGCGGCTCTTACAGCAGGATGGTTTTGGAATGTCCAAAAGCTAAATCAATACGCTGATACCAAAGATTACAAAACTTTAACAAAGAAGATAAATGGTGGGTTTATAGGGCTAGAAGACCGCATAAAACACATAGAACACGCTTTACTTGTGTTGGCTTCTTAAACTAAACTGTCACAATAACTGTATAAGGTGTTGTAATGCCTAACATTCCTACACCACAAGATGCCGTACACTTTGCAAAATTTGTCAAAAAGTGGCAACAAGTGCTTAGTTTGGGTGATTGGAGAATAGAAAAAGGAAGTAAACCTGCAAAGGCTGCTATGGCTTCTGTGGAATTTAACGATATAGCTAGGCTTGCTACCTACAGACTAGGTGATTTTGGTGCTGAGAAGATCACACCAGACTCTTTAGATCAGACTGCTTTGCATGAGTTACTTCATGTGTTTTTGCACGATCTTATAACTGTAGCCCAAGACCCTAAGTCATCTCAGGATGAGATTGATATGCAAGAGCATAGAGTTGTCAATCTCCTAGAAAACTTATTATCTAAGGATTCCAATGGGCAGTTATAACGAAACGTGTACAGATACCGAGTTTATCCAACTGTGGGGTCAACTTCAATCTGCACAAAGAGTAGCTGAACATCTGCAAATAAACACTAGAGCCGTTCATCTGCGTAGAAGGTGGATTGAAAAGGAATACAACATGGCACTTATTGCAAGTGACCATCGTGGTGTTAAATACGATAAAAACAAACCCAAATCCTTTTCTCCACTCAAGCAAATAAACCTTGGGATGTTGGATGGAACTGTCATTGTTTTCTCTGATGCTCACTTCATACCTGGTCAAAGAACAACAGCGTTTAAAGGGCTTCTATGGGCTATCCAAGAGTTCAAACCCAAGGCGGTGATATGTAACGGGGATGCCTTTGATGGGGCTTCTATAAGCCGACATGATGTAACTGACCAACCTTACACTTCTGTTGTTCAAGAGCTAAAAGCCTGTAAAGGTGCGCTTGACGAAATAGAGGAGATTGCAAAGTCTGTCCGACATAATGTAAAGCTACTGTTTACATGGGGCAATCACGATATTCGATTTGGCAATAGATTGGCGCAACACGCACCACAGTTTAAAGAGGTTCAAGGGTTTAAGCTGACAGACCATATCCCAAATTGGGACTTTTGTTGGACAGTATGGCCTACCGAGGATGTGATTATCAAGCACCGATATAAAGGTGGAATCCATGCAACCCACAACAATACTGTGAATGCGGGTGTGTCAGTTGTTACTGGACACTTGCATAGCCTTAAAGTGACCCCTTTTAGCGACTACAACGGGGTTCGATATGGGGTAGATACGGGGACTTTGGCTGAGACTGATGGCCCACAGTTTACCTATGCTGAACTAAACCCAAATAACCACAGATCAGGGTTTGCGGTGCTGAACTTCTTTAATGGACAATTATTGTGGCCTGAATTAGTCCATAAGTTTGATGAGGACATGATTCAGTTCAGGGGTGAGGTTGTTGATGTAGGTGCATTTTGAGCGCCTGGTTAATCATCCTCACAGGGGCAATTTATGCCTATATAGCTGGTGAACAGCTATGGAAAGATAACCCACACATGGCTATTGTGTACGCAGGGTACGCATTCAGCAATGTGGGGCTTTACCTTTTGGCTAAGTAGCTTATAGGCTACAAATGGTCAAATGTCTTTAGAAACACTCCATTTGGCAAAAGCCTACCCCTACGATTCTTGATCTGATCGTATGCTATTTCCATGCAGTTTACCAGATTGATGTCTTGTAAAGCGCAATAGTTAATAAGACAGACCATGACATCACCAACAGAATCAATAACAGCTTCTTGGTCTTTTTTAATGGTTGCATCTGCTAGTTCTCCTATCTCTGACATTGCCTTGAGAAGTTGAACCTCTGGTGTACTGTTAGGAATAATCTTGCGGTCTTCTGACCATTGGATTATCTTCATTTCAATTGCTGCGTAACTCATTTTTATCCCTTAAAATATTTTCAATTTGGCTAAGAGTATCATGGTCAACATAAGAACAAAAGTAAACAAATTCCTCTTCTGTAAGACCTTGCCATTCAGGTTGGATCTTTTGCACTTTTCTCATTGAAATTTCATGCAAATCTTTTATCATCTAACTCTCCTTAAAGGCTCTTGATATTTCTCAGGTGGTGGTGGAAGCATTTTCTCAGAGGGTGGAGTCCATCCATGTTTTCTCCAAATTGCTTGAACGTCTGATCCAGAAGACCATTTGAAATCCTTGTTTGGCACAGAGGGGTAACTGATCTTTGAATGTGGGGGTAGTTCTATCATTTAATTACCTTCATAACACGTTGAGAGCGTCCCGTACTGGATTTACGTCTTTCACCAGTATCCTCAATAAACCCCTTGCGAATTAGTGGCGCATATCGTGGGCTTATTGTTTGTATGCCATGACTCGGAAAATGTGTCATTACGTCATCTGCAATACATCCATTTGGGTACTTTGCAATGGCCTCATACACCATTTGCTCTAACTTGGTTGAATCAACCTTTTCAGCAGCATCCTTGCTTGTATCTGGATCTTCTTTTCGTACCAATTTAAAAGGTTCACTACCAAAGAATCTATCCATCGACTGTTTCATGTTATCAAAAATCATCATTAACTCCTATTGGGTGAGGGGAAAACTGTTCGTGTGCAAGCTAAGAAAATCCTTTGCTCAGCTCTCCCCTCGGGTTTATATTAACTCAAAAAGGCATTGATTCATCATCAAAACTTGCCTTCTTGGGGGCTTGTTTTGGTTGACTGTCTTCTTTAGGCGAGAGGGCTAGTCCCATGAACTTGCCGCCTTTACCCTCTTTAATCCAAGCAGATAGCCAGAAATCCTGACCATTTACTGTGATGTTTCCCTTGTAGTCAGGGTGCTTTTCTGTCTCTTTCTTATCGTTCTTGAACAGAACACCTGAGTTGTCACGCTTTTCCATTAGATTTCCTTTGCTTTCTTTAATGCTGAACGCACTTTACTGGGAAGCAGGGTCCAGAGAGCAATTTTTTGTTCGCTATCTAGGTTCTCTCCTTCCAACTTATCCCAAGCTGCCTTGGGGTCACCTTGCTCACAAGTGGCAATTAATTCAACTGCCATCTCTTGCAAGTACTGTAATTCCTCTGGAGGAATATTATCTTGTGCGCCTTGAGTAGGCGTAATAATTACTTTTTCTGGCTTGTCACCCTCTTCTGGAAGGTCCTCACCCGCATAAATATACAGGCCAAGGCCATGCAAACTAAGTGCTTTGGTCATGCACCGCATAATTGCTGTATTGACATTAA